TGGAGTGTCATAATAGGAAACTGGTGTTGATATTTTTTCCACCACACCAAGGGCCTTATCTATAGAATTACTCATCTTCGCCTGTCACTGGATTATAATTTTTTGCGTCTTCGAAGAACGATGTCACCTCATTGAAACCAAAATCGTCATCAGCATCAGCACTGGTTGGATTTGGTGTAACAGTAAGTCTCTGTTGTCGTGTTGGCGATTGGTCAGGCATATCAGTATATGCATCAACCTGTACCGTCTTGATAACCTTACTGGAAGTAACAGGACCATAGAGATAGAACTTACAAGTGAAATCCAGAGTATATATGATTGCACGTCTTGTAGTGAAGTCACCCTGATAATCATCCTCATAATTAATACTGTTTAGAATAACAGGTATATCTTTTTTAACACCCATATCAGCATTATCATTCATCGTGATTGTGTAATCTGGTTGAAAGTATGGTAGAATCTGTTCAACGATTTGTAGAGCATCATCCGATTGTTTAGCAAGAATGTAAAGTTGAAAACCAATGTTATAAGGAACAGGCATATATTGCGTGTCCAACTGTTGTGTTTTGTTTGTGTCACCCTTAACCTTCTTGAACTTCTGTATACGATTTAATTTTCGTGCAGGGTCATAACTAAGTCCTGTAATATCAAATCCAATGCGAGGCAACGTAACCGCTGCAGCTTTACTGAGATCAGCATCATCATTCAGTCGAACAAGAAACTTCTGCCTTGGACCATATGCCAAAGGAACCTTCATAGTCTGTTGAACTACCCCAGCATTATCCTTACGAACTAACTGAATATTATTAAAAATTGTTCCGAAACCCACAACTATGTTGCGTACTGTTTCGTGGTAGAATTGTTGTCCTAGCATTAATCTGCACTCCCTGCATCACCAAATGGATTCGATTCACTGAAGTCCAGTATCGTATCATCCAATGTTTCAAACAACTCATTTTGAGATGTCTTATCTGTACTCATGTCACCTACTATATAGTCTTCTGATATAAGATAATCATCACCACCAGTTTCAAGTAGGATACTCTCACCACCAAGTGTAGTTTCATCTTCACCAATAATATTGTCACTATCTGTCTCATCCAACAGCAAACCAATACCATCAATAATGGAATGATCAATTGCAATTCCTTGATTAATAGTCGTTCCCGCTGCTTGTTCAAGAGTAATCTGATAGTCAGAACTTGCAGTTGAAAGCGCAGTTTCAATTGCGTCAATATCTGTGATACCTGTATCAAGAGCTTCTGAACCGTAATCGAACAGACGGCAGCGCATCTTGTAAACTGGGTTATTGTCCAACTGGTGGAAAGGGTCATCATGATCCACAAAGTTAATCTCAAACAATTTCTTTAGTGTTGGGTGATAAATCGCATCACCCTCTAAGGGTCGATCTACATCAGTCGCATCAGTTTCATTTACAATATAAAATACTTCACCTTCTAATTTAGATGCTGATATTGTTCCAGATTCCAACAGGATAGAACCAGACGATGTTGAATCTGTACCTTCCTCAATCTGAATCTGTTTTGTTTTCTCTTGAAATCTTGTCTTACTAACTACAAAGGTTGCCTCACTTAGATTTCCTAAACCAAACTGAGTCATTACTTCTTGTTCACCAGCGTAACCCCCATCAGAGTCTTCCATATACATTTCAATAGGAGCCTGAGTGTTAAACTTAGATAATGCGTCTTCACCAAGAACTGTATCTTCTGCAACTAATGTGCGGTCAAGATAATACACATCATGACCGTGAATTTGAATTGCTTCTGCAACCAAATTAGCATATAATGATTGTTCAGATGCAATAAGTTGACCCGTAGTCATTAGTTTACCTTCCCTACATCACCAAATGGATTTGACTCTGTGAAGTCCAGTACTGTATCATCTAATGTATCAAACAACTCATTTTGAGCTGTCTTATCTATAACACCATCACCTATTATATATTCTTCGGATATAAGATAATCATCACCACCAGTTTCGAGTAGGATGCTTTCACCAAACGAAGCAGGGGCTGTAGTAACTATTGCACTATCCAAAGTTACACTATCAAAATCTAAGGTATATCCAGAAATATCTAAAGTTGATGGTTGCCCAACAATCGATGCATTTTCAAGTGTTAATTGATATTCGGAACTTGCAATTGATAGATCATCTGAGATTGCATCAATTTCAGTAATACCTGTGCTAAGTTCTTCAGAACCATAATCGAACAAACGACATTTTAATTTATATACTGGATTACTATCTAACTGATGAAAAGGATTGTCATGGTCTACAAAGTTAATCTCAAACAATTTCTTTAGCGTTGGATGATAAATTGCATCACCCTCAAAAGGACGGTCTGAATCAGTTGCATCAGTTTCATTTAAAATATAAGATATTTGACTATCAGATACCGTACCAGATTCTAACTGAATGGAACCAGACGATGTTGAGTCTGTTGCCGTTTCTATTTGTAATTGTTTTGTTTTTTCTTGAAACTTTGTTTTACTTACAACGAAGGTTGCTTCACTAAGGTTCTGCAAACCAAACTGGGACATAAGTTCTTGCTGTCCGGCAAAACCACCACCAGAATCTTCCATATACATTTCAATGGAAGATTGTGTATTAAATTTAGATAATGAATCTTCACCAAGAACAGTGTCCTCTGCAACAAGTGTGCGGTCAAGATAATACACAGAGTGTCCTCTATGATGAATAGCTTCTGAAACTAAATCAGCATATAAAGATTGTTCAGTTGCAATTGCAGCTACACCACCTGTATGAAAATGTTTATTAACCGCCATTAATTATCCTATCATATAATTAACTGGTAACTCAAAGGTAAGTTGAATTTGTTCTTCCAACTTATTAATCTCTTCTTGTGCTTGTGAGTAAATAGTTTCACCATTCATGGTAACACCACCAAGCATTGCAACACCACTGAACTTTGATAGGTTTGCGCCCCACTGTTGTTTAATTAAAGCTGTTGCATATCTCTTTAGGAAGATATCATCAAAAATATCTGTGTAAGTTGCTGGGTCTATTTTACGATAACATTCTGCAATGATATAGTCCTCACCAGCAACGAAGTCGTTCGTCCAATCCCCATCAATATAAAGACGATTCTGGTGTTGATTAAATCTAATTGGTGTTTCTCCAACAAGAATATGTTCTAGAAGGTCTAGGTTGTCCATTGCCATCTGATACTGAATGACAGAAGTAGAAGATAGGTCATATAAGTCATTAAGACGCAACTGGTAACGAACATCAAACATGTTGGAACCGCCGCCCGTGCCTGTAAACGGCCAGACCTGTATCACCGAAACAATAGCAGAGGGCATCGGAATAAAATTACTACCTTCTAGAAATGTATCAGTAATAGTGCTATCTACTGTATCAGTTCCCGTTGAGGTTATATTTGCGGTTCCCCGTGCAACATCTGCTGCGGTAATTAGATGTTTAAGATACATTTTCTCAATACCATCATAGTGATATTGTGCAAAATATTGAAGAGCTTCATCAATACGATCATCCGCCTGATCATCTGATATGTTGATATCAATGACCCCAGAACCCAATGCTCTTAAGCAATAATCTTTGAATGTTGACTTAGATGTAGGTATGGCCATAAAGATATCCTTTTTTATATATTTATAAGAATTCGTTTATTGCGATAATGGATATCATAGTAATAGATTAATTATGAGGTTTAGGCGGTAGTGATTGATAACTAGACAGTTTTGGTTTCCAAACTGGAAATCTTTGGTCAGCATAAGCATCATGCCTCGTTTCTGGAATACTTTCTTTTGTGTAATATTTCCCGTATTTTCCTTCTTTCATAATGATATCATCAAGTTCTGCAGCACTAAATCCTTCCTCTTTCTTTTTATTATACCAATCACAACATTTGCATTTAGCACACTTTCCACAGGGGCAGTTAGAAACTAACTTTTGGAGTTCCTTTGGTAACAACTCCCATGTCTGCCACCTTCCCATAGGTTCGTCTTTACGATTCATTAGTGGCCATTCAATGGGAATATCTGTATAATCCCTAAGAATAGAATGGTCTACTCTATAATAAAGATTACCTCTTCTATAAAAATTTTCAGTCGGTTCTGTAGTTTGAAAATACCAAGTAGAATGACTCCAATTATATGTATTGTTGCCAAGGCATATTAAATCTGCGTTATGCATTTCTGACAACAATGCAATATTATAATCTTTCGATCTTATAGTTTGTAATTTATTATCCTCAGCACGATCTTCAAACTCAGCAAAATCAAAATCAAAATCACGAACATTTTCTTTCAACCAATTACATACAATAGGATATTGTGTTACGTCCTGATCAGATGCATCTAAACGAAGTATCCTTGATATAACATCATCTGTAGTTTCAGTAAGAAGTTTATATAACATAGACACACTATCTGAAGAAGAGCTTGTTGCAGCAAAAATTTTCATAATTTATTCTGAATAATTTTCCCACTCGATTTTGTTGATCTGTCTCTTTCTTTTAATTAGAGTATCATCTGCATCATAAATGTACCTTATAACTGTGATATTATTATCTTCATTGTATGTGCCCTCAGCAAGCTTGCGGTCAGTATAAGCACTATTTTCACTTCTTATTTTGTCTGCATCACCCACAGATGCTCTCATGATATCTAAACTATCCCATACACGAGTAGTGATGTGAGTGAGATCATCAGGGGTTTCTATCAACGATGTCCCACTCTCGCCCAAACTTACAGTTTGTGAGCCAGTATCAATATCTATGGGTGTGATTATATTGCCGTTGTTATCACGGTTATACCAATTCACGGCGGCATCAAGTCTAGTTCGTTTAATTACCACTTTGATTGTCATTTAATTTCCCCTACCATTTATAATATATTTATATATTTAATTGGTGGGACATTTAAGTCATAGCATCTAAGTTAATCCAATTTTCATCACAGGACACTACTTGATTAAGTAATGCGTCTGGTATTGGATTCATTATTTTTTCGAAGTCTCCACGATTATCCATGAGTTCCCCATAAGTGAAGTTATTAAACGATGCGTCCACCATAGAGGGTACTTTGCCGGTTTCTTTTTTTTCTTTAAGTTTTTCTGGGGTGTTAACTTCTATATCATCTGAAAACCTAGTTGGCCCAGACGATTCTTTTAACTTATGATCCCGATAATCAGCATCACCAGTAAAATTATATATCACATCCTTCATAACATACTTATAAGATTCTTTTGTATCTTTTATTTTAAGATCATGATTAACCATAGACCATATTTGGAAATCTGTTGAATCATAGAAATTATAAACAGACGCAAGTTTTTCAGCGGTTATGTTTGAATTTAAACTGGTTATTCTCATATTAAGGGTCTGCCATTTGAGAGTAAAATTTACCCACCAGTAAAAATCAAAAGCGGTTTTAATTTCGAATGGCGCTTTATCTAAGAATGATTGAATGTTATCTCGTATGTGATAACGCACACTTTGTTTTTTATAATTACCCCTTACCTGATTTTTATTATCTCTTTTATAAAACAGTGACAGTTGATCAAAAATGTTAACCCATGGCATGTTTTTAACTTTGAAGTTATTAATAACGACGCTACAAGAAAAAAGTAAATCGCCGGGATTACCAGTTACTAATATTTCATTCGGGCTCTGTTCATACCTATGAATATGTTGATCAAGAATTTTATATTTTAATTTTCCTTTGATATGATTTTCAAAAAACCACGGATATTCTTTCAAAGAACGAGGTTCAAATAATACCGTAATTTGTTCTGGTAATGCTACTTGCATAAGGGTTGTAAGTACCGCAGTAGAATCTATACCACCTGACCACATAACAGATATTGGTTGACCAAGATCAACTATTTCTTGGGCACGTTCAAAGCAGATATCATTAAATGATTTTGTGAATGTCGGGGGTATTTCTGGTATAGGTGAAAGAATATGATATTTGAATCTATTATGAAAAGTTTCAGTTCGATCTACTGCTGTGCAACTTCCACAAAATAACATATCAGACAATAAATCACATATAGTTAAATAACAAGATTTTTCATCACCCCTAAAGGGGAAGTTTCGATCAGACGGATGAAATCGCAATGCTGCATTTTGATCACAAAAAATAATTTTATCATCTAAAATCATAATATATATTTTTTATTAATTAACTTTTTTTATTGATTCCAATAATCCCGGTGTGAACATATCATCATATTTTTCATACATATACTCAGTTGCCTCTTTGAAACGTAGACGCTCCTCATCAGACATGGTGACTACCTTAATGGTATCTTCCTCACATTTGGACTTAACAATGTCAATGTCTTCTACAGACCAGACCCGTTCTGCCCTAGCTGCATCAAAAGATGCATCTTCAATTTCGGTTTGCAACTCAAGATCAAGAGTGTTCCAGAAATCCTTAGCAACAAGAATTGAAGTAAGGAACAATGAATGTTCTGCATCGTTGATTGTGTCCATGAACTCATTCTGTTTCAAACCATAGAAACGAGGATAAGTAGACTCACCACCAACAATATCATTACTCTTTATGCCTTCGTTGATCTGCTCAAGTTCCATAGGAACAGGGATAGCACCAACTGCACTAAGAGTTTCTTCTGCGATAGGAGATTTGTTGCAACGCAACTTCTGACCTTTGAAGTCTTCAATTGTATTCAGTTCTACGTTAGCAGGGATCATTCGAAACCCACCAGAATAGGTAAACGCAAGACCTTGAACATTACTGTTCTTATTAAGACCAGCAAGGAGAGACTTACCGATATCACCTTCAAGCACTTCTTGTGCGTGATCGTGATCTTTAAAGATGAACGGCATGTCTAATGCCCACATGTCTTTGGCGTGAGTGCGTCCAAGCGTAGAAGTATACATCTGGGACATTTCTATCTCACCATCTTCCATCAACTGAAGAAGATCGTGTTTCGTGATCTTTTCACCCGGCTTGTATTTCTCAGCATATTCTGAAAGAGTTAAGATTTCCAAGTTAATAGCGCCTGGCATCTTCTCTTCCATAGTGGCTTTAAAATGTTTTGCTGCCCTAAGAAATAATTCAATAGGTTCATGAGCTAGTACCCAACGGATGGTTTTCATGTGAGTCTCCCTTTATCTATATCTATTTATAATATAATTTTATCTGTATCAGAAGAAACTTTGTTCCAATCAAATCGATTCCAGAGTCTTTCATGGCAAATGTATAAAATACTATTAATGACTAGTGCCATTAAACCCACTATTAACCCCTTCATCCAATCTCCTGTGACGATCCACCCAATAAGACTGTTGGTAATCATCATCCAACTTCTCCAAGTAACTGCCTTAGCAATTGTTCTTGGTAATTTTTCGAACCAAACTGGTTTTGTAAAACTCATAATTATCGCCTTTCTGTTTATATTTACTATTTATACGTCATATTATTGTCGATCAAGTTGAGTTTTCCACTCTTCCCAAACAGGTCTATTATATATATCCCATTTATCATACAAGTTAATCGATCCATCATAGTCACGATTATTCATAACCCAACTAGAATCGCTATGTTGTGGCCAACTGATGTTGTCATTTTTTTTATGGTATGAACCATCAGTCATTACTAAATGATTAAAAAACGGTGACTTGCCCACACTACCCCCCATATTCCACACCTTGTTTATACTTTTCTCTTTGGTTTTATTATCTCTGTAATCTGCATTACCATCATATTCATATATAAAATCTTTAGATGGCCACTTGTATGACTTCCAAGTGCCTTTGTGTTTTAGATCGTGATTATGAATACTCCACTTCTGTATCTCTTGTGAATTATAAAAACCAATCATATTTTGCCATTCAGAAGGATTTGGCATCTGTGCGAACATACGAGTTTCTATCCACTGCCATTTTGTTGCAAATGCTATCCACCATGTAAAGTCAAACGGATTTCGTATTTCGAATGGACATTTTGCGTTAAATCGTTCACAGAACTCTATAAATCGTGGACGATGAAAGTCCAAAGCTTTAGCAGGATCACATGGTGGTTCACCCTTGGGTTGGTGAGCAGTCATATATTTACCATTATTAGGAAACATATATTGAATATCTGGCCAATTAAATATATCTGTCCAGTGTTTATCCAAATCCTCAATATGATTTTGTACAACAAATGTTCCATAAAACGGATCACCGGGCTCACCAGTTACATTAATAGTACCATCAGAAAAATTAGAAAACTTAAAAAAATCTTTTGATAGACTAGATTCAAATTTGATATCATCTATCTTTTTTAGCATTGACCAGAAATGTGGATTTTCTTCAATTGAATATCCATTGTAGTAAATAATAAGTTCATGTTCTGGTTTCCTAGTTCGTAAGAAAGCAATCAACGCTGTTGTAGAATCAATGCCACCAGACCACCATAAACGTACTGGTTTATCCATTGCCCAGATTTCTTCTGCTCTTTCAAGGAAAAGTTCTTCTATACTGCGATTCCATCCAGATTCTACTTTAGGTATTGGGTCCACATGGTAATTATATTGATTGAACTCGTTACCATCTGTCCTATCCATAGCAATAGGACATTGTACTAATTGTCCCAAACTATGCAAATAATTGTTAAATTGTTCACCAACACGGCCGGGTGCAGCATCATAACTATGCATACCGGGTTGCCAAATTTTCCACCATCCCCGTGCAGCCTTGTGTGATGTATTTTCAAACCAACCAATATCTAGAGGATTATGGTGTTTCAACCACAAATGTTCACTGTCACTATGACGTGTACAAACAACCTTCAAATCATTTAAAATTTTCATAATCTTCCCATTCGTGCGGTTTGTTTCTATGGTTTGTAAAATGCACAAACTTTATATCGGGGTGAAATTCTCCCCCCATATACATCCAATCGTTACCAGTTGCCTTCTCATATCTCTGAGTCATCTTGTACTGCCAAGTTTCACTATCTCTAAAGTCTATAACCTTATTATCAGCAACCCATCTTGCAAACCATTCATTGGGTAACGTAACGAGTTCTAGTCTTTCCCTCACACTATCTTCTACAAAATACTGTTCACCATTAACAGGTCCAGTGGTCTGACCATTCTTAATATAGAACTGTTGCCAATGATGAATATCTTTCATAAATTTATCATAGATATATTTACATTCCTTTGGATAGTACTTGAAGAATCCACCATTGATCTTATAAGTATTAGAATCATTTCTCCACCATCCCGGCATTGCTAAAAACTGACCCGGTTTTATGGGATAGTCAAAGACTTTTTTATAATCACCCACAAGTAAAATATCAATATCTATTACACAGATTGGTTCATCAATATCCATCTGCATACCTAACATTTTATTCCACTGAAGAGTAACCCTTGGATCATATGGTTCATTTATCCAAATAATATTATACTCAGAAAGTTTTTCTTCTAAATAAACCTCATATTCTGGACCATACTTATCACCAATACGAACTGCTATGATATCCATCCGTAATCCTGTTGTTTAGTTGGTTTCTTTCCCCTAAAATAAGTTTTATTAGATAGCTTTAAAACCCCGTGCAATTTTTTATATGAAGACACTAGTTCATCTAAAGTATAGTAAGCATGTGACATGTGATAACTAAAAATATTACTAGCATCAAAAAATACTGTCTTACCTTGAATTTTTTCCAAAATTCTATCATAGTCAGGAGATATTAAATTCATTAACCAATATTCAATATCACAACTATTGTACATTTTTTCTTCTAATTTTCTTTTTCTTTCAAATGATCCCATATACACCGTCTCTGTCGCCATCGACGCCCTATCGTCCATATGTTTTTTGGCTTGAATGTCTGGACTTACCATAAAATGATTAACGGTTTTTGAATATAAATTAATTTCTTCCAGAGACATGTTCATTTCTATTATCATTTGTTTTATGTCAAGATTTTCTTGACAATAATCATATAACACAATCTCACCATCAAATTCTAATTTATCAAAAAGAACTGCCGCACGATATCCAGCAGTAGTAGTAATTATCAAATCAAATTTTTCTTCAGGGAGTTTTTTTAAAGATTCCGTATTGTCTATATAAAATTGTTTTCGTATTCTTGTCATAAATCTACTAAAATAATAATCATTCATATCTACATTTTCAAGGTTTTTCCAGTATTCAGTTTGAGTATTCCTATAATATGAAAAAGATTTCCTTGCTCTTTCAGACCGGGTAAAATTTATGATAGTAGGCATCCCCTCCACATCTGCCCATGAGGGAGTATAGTCATCGTGGAAATTATCATCTGATCTTTTAATAAGATCATATCTTTTAGACATATCAGGAGCACCAATATCTTTCCATACCGTAAGATTTAAATTCATATGTTGGTGGTGAAAAAATACTTGTTGTCCAGGCTTTGCCATTATATGAGCTTTACAAAACTTATCGCTCTTCACAAAATCATAGAAGTCTGTTATTGGAGTAACCCGTTTTTCGGGTCCGCTCGATACCATATCAAAAACCATACCAACTGAAACAATCATAGCATGAGTATGATTACATTCCAAAAGAAGATTATGAACTTCACTTCTATAACAGAAACGAATATCATGGCCGCATCCTGCTCCAGTAGCACCTCCTGACATCATAAGTGTTGTAGTTTGAATTTGTTTCTCTATTCCAAAATCCCATTTTAATTTGTCAGGACAAACTACCAGAAACAACATGTGTTTGAAGTCTTTTTTAATTTTTATAGATTCAGTTTCTTCTTTCCATAAGGAAACAAATTGATCAAACTCCTTCATTTCACAACTTCATTTATTTCTTTAAGAACATCTTTACCAAACTGTTTAACAAGAGACTTTTTCATAAGTTCTTCACGTTCCTTGTTGAAACCGCCATGCATAATAAAATGATATCTATTCTCATCAGAAGCATTATACGCCTCATGCATTACACCGTTATCAAACCAAAATCCTGTGCAGTTCTCAAAGGGAAGCTCTTCTGTTCTATCAGTTACATTACCTAACTCATCT